CTCTTTTGTAACGCGATGACTATGCCACGTATCGCTTCGGCCAGTCAAGGTATTTCGTATATCGCCCCAGATCAACATGCATAATCAATGGGATGGCGATAGAGCGTCCGAAGATTATGACGGTGAGATTGTCGGAGGACGAGGAGGCGTTCCGCGATGCCCTCGCGGAGAGACTTGGGTCTGATGGCTCCGCCGTGATGCGTCAGGGAATGATAGAGTTAGGCATTCAGAAGGGGCTGGATTTCCCCCTTAAACGCCAACGGCGGCCACACCCGAAGACGTGACCGCCGAAAACTCTAGGAGCAGCAATGTTCAACCCGGAAACTGCTGAGCTTTACCGGATCAATGGAAAAGACTATGCATCATGGGCAGACTTTCAACAGCTTCGCGAGCACTATCGTGAAGCCCTGGACTGCTTACTTCAAATAGCCCGATCAAACACGGAAGCTAACGTGGTCCTGCACAAAGCGGGGCTGAACGGGCACTAGATGTTGCTCATCTTCACCGGGAAAGACTTGCTCACTCTCCAGTTATGCTCAGCGTTGTCGCATGACACCGAGGAGATGCCGATGGCTGTGCTGCCCTCTTCGGCGTAGAAGTAAAGGCCGTCCTGCTGTTCGCAGTGGTAGGGACTTTCGACTTCTGCGGGGATAGCCGGCGAGGGCTTGTGCTTTGCGCTGAACGGCCAGATGGCTAAAAGCAGGATGATTGCAGTCATACGGCCCTTCTCGCAATTTCGCGGTTGATGTACCATGCCGCCTTCTTCAAATCCTCGATGCCGTTCTTTCCCTCGTTGCGCCAGATATATTTCATCGCGTTGCCGAGGTTGAAGTTCATGTGCTCGGTAATCTGGATGCACTCGATTCCCGATGGGTGCGACGTATAATGTTGGGGAGCGTTCACGGGGTCGTGCTTTGGTGTGGGCATTGGCTTCCTCTCCTATTTCAAAAACTTGTGCAGGCGGCCGACAAGGTGGCCGAGGTGGTAAGCAAATGCCTCTTCGTCCGGTCGCGTGCCGACAGCCCTGAACATGGCTCTTACCGCGTGGCTGGCCTCGTGGGCGATTGTTGACTCGTCAGCATCCATCTCGAAGACTAGATAGCCGTGCTGGGTGCCGGGGATGTAGACGAAGGCTGCGCCGCAGCCATTCAGGTCGGTGCCTAGTCGCTTTCCGGTGCGAACAAGATCCCGCGCCTGGATGACGGTGAGGGTGTATTTGAAGACGGGGAATCGAATCGTTGCGCGGCGATTGCCCACCTAGAACCTCTTTTCGTAAAAGCCTCTGTCAAAGAAGGGGAACCACTCAGGGCTGAAGCGGGTGATGGCGCCGTTTGTGTCTTGCGAGAGATTGACGATCAGAAAGCCGACGTGGGCCTGCAGCTTCTTTTTGCGCATAAACATCGTCTGGTCGCAAGTGCAACCAGTCTGAACCGTGTGGACTTCGCGGGGGTAGCCGTAGTTGAACTTGTGGTAGTGGCCGGCTAGTTCTATCTGGGGCTGTTCCACACCCTGATACGACTCCACGCGCTTTTGATCTGTGTACGAAATTGCATAAGATGAACCGCCGCCAGGATGCACCACGCGCATACAAGCAGAGCCAGAACCGTATTCCAGCTTGACGTCACATTCACCGTATCCCAGATATCGCAGGTCCGTTCTGCCTGACTCTTCGGCTCGCATCTGTAGGTATCGTCCAACTTCGATCCCCTCTCTCTGCTGATACCAGCCCTCATGGTCGTCGCCTGCGATGTAGTGCGTGGTGATGCCCTTGCGCTGGGGGAACTTGTCAATGAGATAGTTGATTTGGGAATCGAGGCCCGGCGCTGTCACCAGCTCGGTCTTGTTGAATCGGGCCTCGCCGTCGATCCAGTTTCCAGTGTTGAAGACTTCCGTGATGCCCTCGCGCTCAAAATGGTCATAGGCAGCGTTGAGGACATCGAGCCGGGAATGCTTATTGCAGAGATGGTTGTCTCCGGTAACTCCGAACCGTCGTGTCCCGTTGCTGGACTTGATTACCGATTGGCCCGGCTCGATATGAATGCTTTCTTTAAGGTCGTACTTGCCGTTCAGCTCCAGGAGCATGATGCCCTTGGCCTTCATCTCGGCTAGGGCCTCTTTGACTCGTCTGGGCGAACAGTCGAGTGCATCAGCGAGTTCGGCTTCGTCGTGGGGCTTTTTCTTGAGGAGTTTGCGGATGTCCTGATGGGTTAGCGGCTCTTCGGGGGATTGTGCGGCCGCTTGTGTCGAAAGGCCAGCATTCAGCTTGATTCGGCTGATTGTCCCTGAGCCTACTTGTGTGAGTTGGTGAATCCTGTCTCGCGTAACGCCTTGTCGTAAAAGCTCAATAATTTGCTTCTCTACTTCGGCAGAAATCGGACGAGCTGGCAAGGGGTCTCCTTTTAGACTCCGAACGGTTTAGTAACTCTCCCGCGCCAGTTGACGGCCATTGGCGCACTTTCTGATTCGAGGTGGTACACAACAATCTCGGGGATGAGCGCGCGCTTTTTACGTGGCCACTGGATAGGGAAGTGCGAGTCTTCACGGCCCGCGTCCGTGTGGCCTTCGGGATACTTCATGTCTCCGCTGTCGGCGTGCCAGAGCTGAAAGAATCCGATGGGTACATAGCCGCCCTCATGAGGGAAGGAAACTCTTGTCCCTAGCTGCTGGCCGGTGTGGGTGATGTGGATAAAGAACCCGGCACCCTGAACGCATGGCTCCGGTGCGGCGTAGAAC